CCTCTTCATCTTCTGATTTCTCACATGATTCGGCAAGAGCAGATGTGCGGATAGTGGTTACGGGAATTCCATTCCCCCACAACACGGCTTTAGCGGCGTTATATGTCCTGGCCGTCCCGAATTCGTCATTGATAATTGATACGGCTTCAGGAACCGTTTTACCTTTTGCGATAAGGCTCCTCAGCCTATTCAATTCTTTTTCTGACCATTTAATTCCAGTTCCCATTCTTCCTCCTCTCGTAATAGAGCTGCAAATCTTTCTAATTCCATCTTAGAATATTGCGAGTATTGTTTTTGGATAAAACACCAAGAGGCTCCGATCCCCAAATAATATTTAACGCCTTTCGCAATCCCCCGTTCTTCATGCGAAAGCTTTTGACAATCTGATCCCATCGATAACTGCCCTTGCAAGAACCACCTTGTGGCTCTCACCCTGCAACCATTCCAATTCTTCCGCATCTGTCAAGAATCCAAGTTCAACGAGAATAGCCGGACAAAGCGTTTCACGCAAGACATAAAAATTGGCTTGTTTTATCCCCCGGTCAATGATTTGTATCCCGCTGTCATTATTAACCGACCAAAGAACTTGCCTATGAACGCTCTGAGCGAGCTGTGCAGAGATGCTTGATTCCGATAATTCCGTCATGTAATAGGTTTCGACCTCAAAGCCAGGTCTCTCAGGAACTCTAGCGTTGTGATGCAAAGACACAAAAACATCAGCGTTGTTGTCATTGGAGAACGCGACTCGGGCAGACAGAGAAACGAAAGAATCCTGCGTGCGTGTAAGCATAACGTCCAAATCCTTAAAATTCTTTGCGTACTCTGAGGCCAAAATAGCGATCATTAAAGCCGAATTGCTTTCGTAAACTGCCCCCAAGTCAAGAACAGAATCATTGCTAATGCATCCGGAATCGACACCCCCATGGCCGGGATCCAAGACTATTCGCATTCCACCCTTCTTATGTTTTGAGCCGATGAAAGGATTTGAACCTCCATCCTTCTGTTTACAGGACAGACGTTTTGCATTAAACTACATCGGCTCACTTTTTTCTCCACCCGCCATCCGGAAGTTCTTCGTATTTTTCACGGAATGCAATCAACGCCCTCTCGAACGGGATTCGACTATGTTGCTTCACGAACTCATCGTAAAGCGTTGCAAACTCTTCAAACAGACCTGCATCCCCTCCAAAGAACGTCTTTGTCAGCATTCTTTTGCGCTTCGCATTGCGCGGATCTTGAGGTCTTTTGCCTCCCTCATCCGGAAGGATTTCAATATCATTATCAAGATCCCATGCGAATTTATTTTCGCTCATACCTCCTCCTTTTCAAGTTCCTATAAAAGCCATACCTACTTCTACCCATATGATTATTATATCATATTCTACGGAGAAACGACCTCTATCGTCATCGATTCTTCGCTAACATTAATTTCAACGACTCTGTACGTCAGTCCTCTGTGAAGAATTATTTCCTGTTCTCTCTTGGTCAGACCTGCCCTAACTTCACCCACGACCAATTCGGGCACGGAAAGAGCCGGAGTTCCCTCCGGAGCAAGAATTTTTATTCGCCATTTGTCGGTTCTATAAAAGTTCTCTGCAGCACTTTTCTGGACAGAAGAAGAGATGAAACCACGATCAACAAAAGTTGTCCCAACATGGAACTTTTCAATATTCTTAGGAGGATCGGCGCATCGGTATAAAACAGTATCCTGCTTCAGTTTGCCTTTGTCCAAAGCCGAATCCAGAAGGGACATATTCTTTTTATCATATGAAGTCAGCAGAGTATCCTTTTTGCGCAGATATCTGTTGATGCTGGAATATGCATGTTCCTGGTATGCATAAACCGAATTTAGCTCATCATTGGTATATATAAACAATTCATGCGCAACCAACGTTTTTGTCTGATCGTATGACGCCAACCATTTTCCCATCGTTTCTTCATTGGCATATCTTTCTGGGATTTGTTCTATCTCCATATATTTCCCGGTCTTGGCAGAAAGGGCAGACTCTTCTTTCGCCCCGTTCCCGCCCAAAATAATATCCGTCGCATCATTTACCTGATAGCTCAACCCCTTAGAAGTTTTAACATATGCTTGGGTTCCGCGGATAACAACAATACCCTCAGTAAAAAAGTCTCCGCGAACCATCAGAACTTCCTGCCCAACATAAAGGTTTTTGTATGGTATGACTTGGGAGACCTTTAGCTGTGCGGAGTCTATGACATCCAGAAGCGCAGAAACAGAAGTTGTCGGCTTCGCTTCATATGCCCCCGATTTTACCCGTTGGATTATGGCGTCGTTCAAATCCCTCCTGAGGTCGATCCATTCGCGCTTGACCACGGGGTCGGTAGAAATATGGATCATCTGCCGAGCTTTATTCACCTTTGCGAAAAGATCATCCATTTCCGAAACCAAGTTCCCGGTCATTTCCTGACCTGCGGAGTTAACAACAGACGCCCATCTGCCAGGAGCAGACAGGGCTTCAGGGGTCGCCGACCCAGGAGTTGTCGAAGGCATACCCAAAGAGGATGCTGCTGTCCCCTTCCGAGCCGTGAACTCCAAATGGCACTTGCAGTTAAACAGGCACTCGGTGCCACCGGCGCAGGGAGTTGTCGGAAGAGTTTTCCACGTATAGGTTTTAGACGCTAATATCGGACAATCGCCGCAATGCTCCTCTACGACTCCCAGAACCCAATGGATTTCCACATTATCCCCGGAACCCATAACCATCCCGTTAAAAAATTGAGCGCGGCCAGAGTCGGCATAATAGGTTGCACGCTTTAAATAGGGATGAACCGGCGAATGATTGGGGTTCTGGACATCGATCATGAATTTTTTGAAAAAAGAAGTTTCGTATCTCCTAGCCTTATTTATGAACGCAAGATCCCTCTTGGATAATCCAATAGCGGCATCTGCATAATATGGATTTCCTACAGACATGGCCCCCGCTTTGAAAAGATTAATGTAGCTGTCTGAGATGATAGAACGGAATCTTTTTACTGCGGTGGCCATATCGTATTCCCCGCTCTGAACCGCACTCACAAGCCGAACCATATTGACCTGAAAACCGGACATGGTTTTCGCATACAGATCCATTCCCTGTTTCATCAACGCTTTGTTTTTAAGACCCAAGGACATGAAAATAGAAGATTGATCCCAAGTCAAAGCATCTCTGGTGGTCGCCGCAGTAGTCGCCTTATCGGATTGCAGTAGGCTTTCGACAACCCGGTCAATCGTGGCTTTAGGAACGAACATGATCCTCTCTTGCAATTCCCAACGGTCGCTTATTCCTCAGTTCCTCTTCTCTTCTGGCACGACCCTTAACAACGTCCCGGAAGTCGTAGAGCATGGCCCGTATCTCCGGATCACGCCTGACCATCGATGCAAGTTCAGGAGGAAGCTGAACGGTATCCTGGCTGTCGACCGGAGCGATCGCTTGATACTTCCCAACCTCTTCATCGTCAAAACCCAACAGCTCTCTCAAAACCCATTCGTTATTGACCACCCCGACATCAACAACGAGAACCCTGGCGATTTCCGCTTTTATCCTCACCATCTCCCACTTCAACATCTCATCAGTAGTCGCCAATTCGGGGAACACGATCGACCATTTGAACGCATCGGGGTCCTTCCCTGCCAACTTGAACGCCAACCAATAGAACGCCCGAAGACCGGGGATCAGCGATTGTTGCCTCCTTCTGACCTGTCTGGCGAACTGAACATCGATCTGTCCCAAGGTCGCCTTCCCGTTCACGCCCTCTTCCAGGCTAATATAAGCTTTGGGGGTCGTGGTGGCGATCAGAAAGCCGTTCTGCAGATATTTGACATCATCAATATTCCCGATGTTAGTGTCCCCGGAAATGGTCTTGACATCGGCCTTCGAATTCTCACCAACCGGAATCCCGATATCTTCATCGGGCAATGGGGGATTATCGATAATAGAAGTCCTGCCGGTCGTAGAATTGGCGATGACTTTTTTGGTCTTCATGTTGTTCATGAATTTACGAACATGGTCGAATGCGTCCTGACCGCTCAGTTTTCCAACGTCAATCATGTACGCATTCCGTTGCCAAGCTCTGCTTAACCTGGCAAGAACCAAGCATTCATTGACCCATATCAATTGCCGACCGATCCGAAGGGAAGAATTGGCGAACAGACTCCGATCAACGCCGTAGACATCGGAACCGATCTTGAAATGAATTATCCTCCACCAATCAAATTGTATGGGGTCTTTTGAATCATCCGTCACTTGGAAATAAGGTATTTTTTCGTCCTTGAATGCCCCGCGGTCATCAACGTTTGCTTTAATTTCTTTTGTCGGAAGGGATTTGAGTTTGGATATCGATAATTGACCATCTTCTTTTTCGATTACCACTTCTCTGAAAACATCCCCGTCCCTGATAAGATCGCGTGAAATATCCCAGATCTGGTCTTTTATTTTAGTTTTAGCTTCAACGTCCTCGATGATTTTTTCCAACTCTGCGATGTCTTGGTTTTCCTCATCGACATATACGTAATAGCTATCATCCCCGTCCACGGTTCCCGAAACCACGTTGTCAGCGTAGATGTTTAGAGAGGCCGTAGCCTCCGCCAAGTTCCGATCCAAATATAGATATTGATCATATTTATCAGAACGGGTCGCATCTGTTGTCAAGATGTCCTTGACAGAATCGCGCCACGCCTTAAAAACAGAAGAGAACCCGGTGCTATAATCTTCGGGCCGAACCTCCGTCGACAGCTTATCCCCCGATTGTTCTCCGCCGATGAACTTCGTCATCATCTTTCGGACTAATTGTATAAAGTTATTTTCCATTTTTTCCTCCGCTCTACTGCTCTGTCGGGGTCTGTTCCGCAGAACCTACCGAATCTTTCTATTACCGCCCATAAAATCCCTCATTTCCTCTTCTGCGTTCCTAACCATATCGATCGTTGACTGTTTCTTGCTCATAGGACTCATATGCCCACTTCCCTGCGGAAGCATCCCGTGCAACTCAGATTCCGACAAAGTGGCAGAATCCAAGTAGCAGTTCCAAACGGCACCGGCCAATGAATCTGAAACGTCTTTCGAACCCGCTGCCGGGTGATCAACCTTTTCTCCACGCTTTTCCAACTGTTGCAATTCCTGAAAAAGCTTACTGTAGAAATAAATCCTGATCCGCCCATCATAGAAACTATCCCTGAGCCTGCTGTACGGCCCCATGTCGCGGTCTACCGACAGTTTGTCGACATAGAATCCCCGCTTGCTGAGTTCTTGCACAGAATCCGTACTCTGGAAAGAGTCATACGTGATCAGCCCAAAAGCCATCCCGTAATCTCTTAGTCGATAAAAAATAGCACGAATCGAGCTGAACTGAATTTCCCCACCGTGCGGAGGATTGACCCTCAGCGTCATGTCTACTTCGAAAACAGGTTCTTGGTATTCAACTCCGTTCCTCATTACAGATTTCCATCCGCACAAATGCACGATAGACACTCCGGCGGAATCCCCGGACTCCGCAAGATCCACGTGCGCATATCTGAGTTTTTCTGGACTCTTTTTCAGCCTATACCTTTTTTCTTTTTCGTCATAGGCGAAAAGAGCATCGTAAAGAAGATCGGATCCGTCCTGGAGGGTCGTTTCTTCCACCGACCAAGGATGAACCAAAAGGTCATCCTTCGCTTTATAAATAACTTCCGTATCCTGGAAGAACGGAGAAATGGCCCGTGTGACCTTCCCCCCGAAATCGCGCACCGATCCTTCAATGTCTCTAAAAAAATCAGGATATAATTCCACCGGAGGATATATGACCTCCCCCTCGATATCCGTCAGACCTCGATCCTCAACAGTCCCTGTCCTGTCGTTGTAGGTGTCCAATAATCGGGATCCGCGACGAGAACTGCCGGTTTCCACCCGGAACGTCTTCGAACCATATACCGCCTTCCCTCCCAGGAAAACCCCCCGCTTGGCCTCCCATAGCGATTTACGGATAACCTTAACAGTCTTTCCCAGAGATCCATCTGTTTCCGCTTCAATTATACGACGCTCAATGAAGTCGTCGGGATACTGAGCCGATGATAACAGAAAGAACTTCCCCAGGGGCAAGCCCCCGGACGTGAAACGGCTCTTCATGCGCCGACTAACGACATCATAAAGCCTTTGCGCGGGGTCAAAAGATTCGCCATAAGATCTCTTAGATTTTTCAATCACCCGGAAAAAGTTAAGTTCATCCCCTATACCGGCATAGATGTCGTCTCCAAGGGCAGACAGACTATCACCAGTTCCGGGCTTAAGCATTATCTGCGCCCCAGTTCTGTTCTTGACATCGGCCTTATCCATTGACGTATGCCAAACCAATGAGTCCATCAGTCGCATATCCCGCAGGAATTTTTCCTTGAAATAGGGAGAAGAATCAACCATCAGTTTTATTCGATTAAAGATGACCTCACGGGCCTTCAACGCATTGATACTCATATTTATCAGGACAATGGGAGAAGACGGTGACGCTCCTATCCACCGATGCGGTTCGCTATAACACCCCATCGTGTAGATAATGTACGACATCGCCAAGGCCGTCATATACGACTTCCCGATCCCAACCCCGCCAGTTAATATGACTTCGATGTAATTATTTTTAGGATGAAAAACATCTAAAAGATCGGGAAGATTGTCGGGATACAGATTTTTTGCCGACTTGCCCATATAATAATCGTCCGACAGGAATTGCTCAATCGTGACCGGAGGAGAACCATATCGGTAAACGGTTTTAAGACCAGAGGCCAGAGAATCCAAAGACAACCCATCTCTGTCCAATCTTTCTACCGCCCCCGAAAAATCAAAGTTCATCATCAAAATCCATCAATAAATCGTCCTCATCCCCATCGTCGTAAAATTCATCCAGAAGCTCATCCAGAAGTTCATCTTCTTTTATCTGCTGTATCTTTTCCTTATGTCCCTTTCTGTCCCCGTAACACCATGGGCATCCCCCGCCGTTCCTGCAAGAAACGTCGTATTCCTTGGCTCCCCAATATCTTTTCCTGCGCTCTTTCCCGAATTTAATAGCTTTATCTAAAGACATTTCATGCCTTCCGCTCTGCCAAGACCTCCTGAACCCTGGAAACGAACCAGACCAGAAGTTCCTGTTTCTTTACATCTAATTCATTTAAAAGCTGTTCTTGAACTTCTTTCGATAAACCCTCAAAACTTTGTTCAAAAAATCCTTGGCGGACAGCCGATTCAGAATTCCCCAAAAGCGGTTCTACTTCCTTGAAGAATAGCTCACTCTCTGCCAAGAACCCGGCGATCAGCCGCGCAACACCAATCTCTCTGAACGGAGACCCTTCGAACGCCCCATCCGCCAACTTCCTTGCTTGGGTCTCGATATAAGAGCTGTAATTCGCCGCCACCCGCTCATAGCTCAACAGACGAGCTTTAGCCCTGGCCACGGTCTTGAACCCGGCCTCAACAATCTCCCCCTTCAGAACCTTTATTGCAGATTCTTCCTCTGACACTGCCCTCTGTAGTTGCGTAAACTCATTATCAGCCATGATACCTCGTTAAGATATAAGATAACCGCTCATCTAATAATTAATTACTTTCGGCTGATTGAACGACAAGCCACTCTTGCCGCCCTTTCAACAGAGTCTTTGGATCTCGTCCCCCTCTTTGTTTCTTCGCGTCTGAATATCTCCAGGACGCGCGAGACCGGGATTCCAAAATATTCCGACAACTGCCGTTGTTGCTGCTGAGTGTTCCTCGCCCCCAAGGTCTCATGAATGACAGAATCTCTATAACTCTTCCATATTTTGTCCACTTTGGGGAAAGAAACAGCTTCCCCAGAAAAACATGTCAGGATCTTCAAAACAATATCATCCGGGAACAGCATCATCAAATCACCAATAACGGAATCGGGGAAATCACTAGAATATGATTCCAAAGCAGCTCGAACTATGCCCTTCTCACTCATCTATTCCTCCACGAAATATTTTTTCCACATGTTTCTCGAATATCTTTTGAGCAGATTTACTTCTTAAATTCGGATGCCGACGAGCGCAGTTTTTGGCCCGTTCTTCTTGTATCTCAAATTGTTCCTTCTGTTCATACTGATAAGCCGGATCATCCGTTTCAATTATCTGTTCAGACAAAATCTGCTCATTATTATCCACTATCACGAAATCATCTTTGCTCTTGGCGACGGAACAATAAGAACGAACTGAATTGGCCCTCAGCCCCAGCCTTCTCCCTATCTCCTCATATTCCAAACCGTCTTCCCTCATATCCAGAATCTCACATTCTGTTTCAGAAATGGCCATGGAAATCCCATATTCCCTGGCACAACGATTAAGGACATTGTGCAGATGGCTCCGCATTTTCAGCACAATGTAAATATAGGGGTTCTTGGCCCACTTCTTGATAACACTTCTCTGACGAAAGTTTTTCCAAAGACGAAGCATAACTTCCTGACAAATATCGTCAGAATATGTCTGATAATCCGGGTATCTGGTGACGACCTTCGCAACCAACTTCCCGCATTCGATTATTAACTGGGATAAATCTTTTTTCCTTCCGCCCCTAGCATATTGACAAAATAGTTTTTCGATTTTTTTCCTGTCGTACATCTGCCCCTCACAGTAACAGTATGAATATTTTCTCTCATAGGGGCTTCTCCGCTCTTTCTATTGCTGATATTATTTCTTCAGAACTAGCAGTATCCGGATCTCCGGACACAAGAAACGCCGATTTGACGTTCCGTCCAAGTTTATATATTTCGGCCGCTATCTTAGATGTCTCTTTGTGCGCATCTGCATCCATCATCACAAAAAATTCCGTTTCTATTGGGAACTTCAAAAGTTTAAAAAGCTGTCCCGTACACATGTGCTTGGACAGAAAAGATATGCCGCAGAAATCTGTTCCTAATTTTCTGTTTATGGCCAAGGCGTCAAAAGCCCCCTCGACCAAAACTATCTTGCGGTATCCGGATGCCCAATGGGATCCGTAAAGAGCCTCTGATGTTGTGATCAGCGTCTCTCCTGCATGGGGAAACAGATACTTTGGCTTTTCATCCATATATGTCCTGGCAGAAAAGCACACAACCTCCCTGGCCTCCCGTTCAAAAATAGGAATAATGACTCGATGTTTGTATCTGCCGGATATCGCAAATCTTATCTGATATAACTGCGCTTCCCTCAGACTAATACCGCGTCGCTCCAAATAGTTGATGGGCAACGCTGTCTCCGGGTCAAATCTCTGAAAATCGGTCATGCACAAAAAGGATTCAAAATCTGTTTTTGGGACTATCTTCTCTTCAGTTCTGCGGACATCAAAAGTACTGATTAGTTTTCCATCCCCGAATTTTTTAAGGAGGAAAGACAAATGACCAGATTCGCCACAGAAATAGCAATGAAACAGGCCCTTCTTGGGGTTGACATACATATGATTATGCCCCCCGTCCCCACAGAAGGGACACTGCATC